AACTGGATTAATACAGAATGGATTGAAGGAGCAAACGGAGTTAGCGCATTAACTGCCATTGATACTAGCAGTGGAGACTTCACTATTGATGCTCTTAACATAGCACAGAAAGTTTACGTTATGTTGAATAGAATTGCGGTAAGTGGTGGAACGTATGATGATTGGCTTGATGCAGTATATACACATGAAAGAGTTAAAGGTGTAGAGAGTCCTATTTATCACGGAAGCCTCATTAAGGAACTTGCATTTCAGGAAGTAATAAGCAACGCAGCTACAACAGACGAACCGCTAGGAACACTAGCAGGAAGGGGAAGACTTACAGACAAACACAAGGGAGGACTGATAAATATAACAGTTAACGAACCAGCTATTATTATGGGAATTGTCTCAATAACACCAAGAATTGAATATTCTCAGGGAAACGACTGGACTGTAAACCTCAAAACATATGATGACTTCCATAAGCCTGCACTTGATGCAATTGGATTCCAAGACCTAATAACTGAGCAACTGTTATGGACAGACAGTTCACTAAACAGCGCAACCGGAGTAGTTACAACTAAAAGTTTAGGAAAACAACCAGCATGGATAAACTACATGACAGAAGTTAATAAGGTTTACGGAGCTTTCGCAGAGGAAAACAACAGTATGTTCATGGTACTGAACAGAAGATATGGAAAAGCCTCAAATGGAAGCCTATTAGATGGAACAACTTATATTGATCCAACAAAATTCAATCACATATTTGCAGATACGGCTCTAGATAGTCAAAACTTCTGGGTACAAATTTCATGTGACATACAGGCAAGAAGGAAAATGAGCGCAAAAGTAATACCTAATCTTTAATTCCAGGATGAGCCATGTACTCGGAAGGGAATAACATATGCATGGATATGCCCTTTTATATTAACAATTCTAAAATTTAAAAATATGTACAAAATTCCACTTTACAGCAAAACCCTAATCAAATGCAATAGATGTTTAGAAGGTGAAACAATCGAAAATAAAGTAAAACGATTGATGGCTAACAAAGAACCTATTAAAGACGGTAGCCCGATCATTTATACTGATCGAAAAGACGGTGTAAACCCAGCTTACAACATCAGGACTGATAGATTTGAAATCGCAGCTGATGCAATGGACAAAGTACACAGATCAAAAGAAGCTAAAAGGGATGAACTTATTAAAGGTGAGACCAAAGAAGCTAAAATTGTGGAAATGAAAGAAAATAAAGACGGGAAACCCGAGTCAATAGCCGGCGAAGCTGACAAAAATAAGTCAGTCCAATAGGATTGGTACGCGTCTATTCTTATATACCAAGTATAGGAGTAGACGCTTTTTTTAAAAAAGCGCGAAAAATTAAATGAAATAATTATGCCAACAGGAATAGCACCAGCAGCAACAGCAGCCGTAGGACAAATAACATCTGGTGTCCTCGGAATGATAGGACAAAAGAAGCGCGAAAACCGCGCAATGGAAAACACAAAGAAACTAATGGACGTACAATTTCAAAATCAAAAACAACTTGATAAATACGGACAGGAGCTTCAAATGGAGACATGGCAGAAAACAAACTATCCGGCACAGGTCGCAATGTTGAAAGAAGCGGGACTAAATCCCGGATTACTTTACGGTAACGGTGGTAGTGGAGGCGTGACAGGAAGCCAAGGAGGAGGAAGCGCAGCAAGCGGAAACGCACCAGCGCCACAACCATGGCCGCTAGACATAGGACAAGCCGCAATGATGGCAGCACAGATTACACTAATGGAGGCACAAGCCAAAAAAACAGAAGCTGAAGCAAACGTAATTTCTAATACAGGTCAAAAAGAAGCCGAAACCAGAATCTCAAAAATGATTGCAGAAACCACCAATGAAGAAACTAAAAACAAACTTATTCAAATAGAAACTGATTTAGCGGAAATTGAAAAAGCAAACAGAGACTACAAGATCAAAGCGGAAGTACAGAACGTATTACAACAAACTGAAAACCTAAAATTACAAAATTCACTAACTCAAGAACAATACGATGATATAGTTAAAGAAACAAAATACAGAGCAATAAACACACAACTTTCCGGAGCACTAATTGAAACAAACACTAAGTTATCAAAGGCAGAAGCTCAGAGCATAACGACAGGCATAGTACAAAAATGGACTGAACTAGGACTAACAGAGAGAAAACTAAATCAGGAAGACCAGAGAATTATGATTGAAACATTCAACGCTGAAATTAAAGCCGAATATCCAAGTCTAGGACAAGCAGCAGGAGCGGTAGTTAAAAAAGCTTACAACTTCCTTGAAGAACTTGTTGATTTAGTCCCAATAAAAGGCTTACCATTAGAAGATAAAGTGCTTAAATAGTGTGCCTATATCCGAAACTGATATTAAATCGAAAATACATACCAAACAAGAAAAACAAAGGACAACCCGCTATAATTACAGATGAACGAACAAGATACGTACCAATAGGATGCGGGAAATGTATGGAATGTATGAGACAAAGGTCTAGAGAGTGGCAGGTAAGACTTCATGAAGAGTTGCGAACAGATGACAGAAACATGAAATTATTTGTCACTCTCTCATTTAGTGATGAAAGCCTAATAAAATTAGAAAAAGACTTAGATAGTAACTTAGACGGTTACACGTTAGATAATAAAATTGCAACGCTTGCAGTTCGTCGGTTCCTTGAAAGATGGAGAAAAAACTTCAAGGCTAGCTTAAAGCATTGGTTGGTAACAGAATTAGGACAAACCAACTCAGAAAGATTACACATTCACGGTATCATCTGGAGCGGTCATTCTGACCGCGAACCTACGGTTCAAATGCAGCGCGATTTTATCGCGCAGCTAAATAAATATTGGCAGTATGGCAATATATGGGTAGGTGACTATGTGAACGAAAGAACGATAAACTATATAGTAAAGTATCTGCATAAAGCAGACCCAAAGCATCAAAACTATGTACCTATAGTACTGTGTAGTAAGGGCTTAGGCAAGAATTATATTAACCGTTATGATAGTAAAAATAATGTATACGCGGAAAAAAACACGAATGAATTATATACAACTCGAAACGGTATAAAATTGCCTCTGCCCAAATACTACAGGAACAAGATATATACTGATGAACAAAAAGAAATGCTTTGGATAAACCTATTGAATAAAAATACAAGATACGTGAACGGGATTAAAATAGATATCACCAATGACGAAACAGACTACTGGAATGTAGTCATGGAACAACGAAAAGAGAACAAACGCCTAGGATACGGCGATAATGAAAAAAACTTCCAACAACAACAATATGAAAAGCACCTCAGAAACTTAAAAAGGTTGCAAAGATTACAAAAATCCGGCTAACGCACGCCATGCCTACCGCTGACCGCACAAAAGCCAGTCAGCCGGTGTACTCGGACGCAGCAGCGTCCTACGTGACCTTCGGTGTTTAGGGTGAAAATAAATTTTCACATAAAAAAAGCCATCCCAATAAAAAAAATATATACATTAGTGCCACTAACCAATTAAACACTTAAACATTATGGAAACAGTATTAATCATTCTCGCAGTAGCAACAGGATGTTGGGAAGTAATCGCACGAGTAGTACCAACAGTAAACAACTGGGCAGGAACAGCAATTGTTCTTAGAGTTCTCACTTTCCTTAGCGAATTGCTTAACAGAAAAAAACAGGTAAAATGAACAATGAAAAATTCCATTACAATACGGTCACCTTCTATATAGATGAAGAGACCGGAGAATCAATTGATAAATTCCAATTAGGTAAAGACTACCTTAAAACTAAAGTCTTAGACGTAAATATTAGAACAGACTTTGAAAACAACATTAAAAACGTATTCCGAACAGTAGGAGTAAAACAAATAACAGCTAAACAGTTAACGCTATGGATATAGAAAAAAATGCAAACCCAGAAGAGTTATTTACAAAAACTCAAATAGAAAACACACCTTTCCTGATTATACACAATAAAGAGAAAAATATTGCTTTTGGAGTTTTCGGTAGGTACAAAATTACAAGAGACTACAATAAACCCGAAGATGTCGAAAGCGAACTCACTAAATTCACATGGGACAAGATTATCACAGTTATGACACTAGTCCATGAATTGTTAAAAACCGAATCAATCTTACAGAATAAAAACGAAAACGTATGAAAACAACATTAGGAGGAGACCGCTTGGGGAGCGGAAACAAACAAGAAATAAGCTATAAAAATTATGAAAGGTCAACACACGACCTAAGTTATTTATGGCGTAGCTCAATGAGTGCAGGAACATTAGTGCCATTTATGAATAAATTAGCACTGCCCGGGGATAACTTTCGAATTGAATTAAATACGGAGGTACTTACACTCCCAACAATAGGGCCATTATTTGGCAGTTATAAGGTACAATTAGACGTATTCGAAATACCATTAAGATTATACAACGCAAAATTGCATATGAATAAACTTGGTATCGGTATGGACATGAGCCAAATATATCTGCCACAGATAACACTCAAAACAAACAACCATACAAACTATGTGCAGAGCTTTGATGACAATGAACAGATAAATTCAAGCTGTATCCTTAAATATCTAGGTATATCAGGTTTAGGAACTATTACAGGCGCAACAAATCCTGCAACTAGAGACTTTAATGCCTGTCCTTTATTGGCTTATTGGGATATATACAAAAATTATTACAGCAACAAACAGGAAGAGGTAGGATATTTTATAAATACTTCCAATGCCTTAATCCAACAGGCAACTACGCCTATTAGCGCAACATTGCAAGATGCATTTGGCAATCAATCCCCGTTCCTTGGAGTTGGACTTTCTAAGCCAGTTTACACAGGAAATTTAGTATTTATACAATTTCCATCTAATTGCCCTGTCATTGAATTCCCACAAAACATAGGCGTAAATATAGCCAGTGTTAATACAACTTTTGGAAACCTTTGCGAAAACATTGTATGGAACAATGAATTTAAATTTGCTCAGGGAACAGTTAAAGCAGAAGCAAACACTAAAACTGCATATATTTTAGATTCTGCAAACGCTGTCCCTGACCCTGACCCATTTTTTGGCCTGCATGAGTTTGACTTAGTAGATATAGATTCAATGCGAGAGGCAATACTTCAATATGCAGGAGCAGGAGCATTCAAAATCACTTCGTCAACATCACATGAACCATACAGAGCACTAATGCAAGAGGCCTACGGTTCAACTTCTACTCTTAAATATGCCATGCAATTTAGTCAGAACGGCTTAGGAGTAAAAACATATCAGAGTGACCTCTTCAACAACTGGATTAATACAGAATGGATTGAAGGAGCAAACGGAGTTAGCGCATTAACTGCCATTGATACTAGCAGTGGAGACTTCACTATTGATGCTCTTAACATAGCACAGAAAGTTTACGTTA